CTATATACAAGCCCGCTGCTTTACCCCGTGCAACTTCTGCATTCACCGCAGCTGACCACGCTTTCTTATCTCTCGCTTCATCTCTGAGTTTAGATAATTCTCTAACGTGACTTCCGAAAGTTACTTCATATTTCTTTTGGTATTCTTCTCTGAGTTCACCTATGTATTTAACTACAAGTGGATATAATTTTGGATTCTGTAATACACTAGCCTGTTGTCTCGATGCATCTTTTGAGTAACCTGCATCGATAGCACATTGTGTACCAGTTTTTCTACCTTCATTAGCAACTAGTTCTTGTGCAAATTTCATTTGCATTTCTGTTAATTTTTTTGGTACTCCCATTATAATTTTTCCTTCAATGAATCTAAATATTCATAGTCTATATTAATTTCGTTTTTTTCCTCATCTTCATACATTTTTTGTTCTTCTTTAAATCCTTCCATCAATAACTCTGAGGTAGTTTTTTCTTTTTTAAATATTTCATTCCATCTTTTTGAGTATAACTCGTTGGTAGGTCTTGATCTACCATCGTATTGTCTGTCTTTTGTTTTCTGTGTCATATTTGTATCTGCCTTGACTTTTAGCATGACAATGATAAAAAAGCAATGAGTGTTGTGTTTACAACTACTCTCTTTGTTGGTGGTTGGGGTCGGCTTACGAAGTAGTTTATCAACTCTTTCTATGGATACTGGGCCCCATCCTAAAAAGATAAAAGTTATGAATGGAAAATTATTAAGACAAGTTTTAGACAAGATGATAAAAGCTCCAGCTGTTCAACAAGCTAGAGTTCAAGTTTGTTTACCCGATGGTAAATATTATGACATTTCCTCTTTACAATTAATGGAAAATAAAATATTGGGAGCTAGAGAAACTCATCGACTAGTCTTAACAGTCAAAGCAGAAACATGGAATATGGGTCAAGTTTTGAACAAAATTGGATAGCCTGTTAGTTTGAAACCTGAGACCAAATTTTATGTAAATGTTAAAAAAAATATTAATCAAATATCCTGGATTAGGATTGAAAACCTTAGTGTTCCTGGTACTCCCGACTTATTGGGCTATAATAATAGCGGCCACTTTTTCACTGTTGAATTAAAATATACAAAAACTAATAAAGTTACCTTCTCCCCACACCAGATTGCGTTTCACGTGAAACATCCGAAAAATACTTTTATCCTAGTTTTGGATGGCTCTTGTAGCCTGCCAAAACTTTACAGAGGAGAAAGAATCCGGGAGCTTGTTGCTTGTGGCTTGAAGCTTGAGCCTTGCGTCATGGGTTATGACGCTTGTGGCTTGCTGCTTGAGTCTTTGTAGTCCGAGGCATTATACCGCGCGACATTTTGTCGCAGCTTGTGTCTTGGAGCTTGAGCCTTGTAACCATTCTTGTAGGCCCAATGATCATGAATCAGGTTTATCTGAGTCTCCAGCTTGTGGCTTGACGCTTGCTGCTTGTTGTTTGCTTGTGGCTTGTGCTTTGGCATTTCTTTCCCTTTCTTCTTTTTGAAATTGTTTGCGCTTCTTGCGCAGTTCATCATAATATTTTGGATGTTTGAAAACGTGCATTTAGTGTTTACCATATGATACAATTTTAACTTCAGGATCCCAGCAAGCTCGACAATCTCCGCAGCTGTTACCTTGAGAAGGTGCAGGGCAACTGGCGTCCTTCAGTACTACCATTGAAGAGTTGGGCCAGCTGTCGTTTTTTTGTCCAATCATTGGAGGTGAAAACCTGATTACCAGGTTAGCTGGTTTATTTTCTAAATGATCCTTGATCCATGCCTCACGCGTTGGCATCCAGTGTTTTATTTGAGGCGTTAACTTACACACTTCATAAATATTTTTTAAGTGGTCCAGGTCCTGAACGTCCCCTGCGTCATGCCATCTAAAAAATTTCTGTCTTTTAATTTGTGCAACCATTGCGGCAACCCACAAAGAATTTTTTAAGCTGTCTAGTCTTACATACTGAGCGGCTTTAATTGCTTTGTATCTTGTATAATTACCCTTAAGGGCATAACACATCGAACAAACTGAATTTTTAATTTTACGTAATTTGCTCCCGGTTTTACATTCCCAGGCCGGCAGGCTGTAGCTAAGCCCTGGCATTTTTGAAGTTCTAGTCAGTGACCCCGTTATTTTTTTAGCGTCTGTTATTTTCATATATTCCTCCTGAATCTATTCTTTACACGTTTGCCAGGTGTAAAACATTGTACACTTTGACGCACCTTGAAGCCTGAAGCTTGAGGCTTTGTCAATTTACCAAATTGTCCTGCGACAATTTGTCGCAGCTTGTGGCTTGGTGCTTGTGCTTTTACTTTCATAATAATTTTTACTTTATAATCATTCTAAACTAGACCAGTGAGGAGCAAATTAATAACTAGTATTTCTCACTCACTGATCCCAGGTTTCAGAATACCTCCGATCGATCTAGGAAGTATATTTCTTTCGGTCACACGTACCGTCTGAAACCAGGGATCAGGATCCTCCAATGGCTATCTTCCAGGAGGATCAGAGGCGTTGCGGAAAATTCCGAAGAATGTACTTGGCCAACGCCCAAATCCTACTTGCTTTTTCTGGTGCAAGTCCCATACCCACTTGAGTTTTTGACGCCGTAGTGGGCAAAAGGGCGTAGGTAAGATTTTAGGTTAAATCTTAAATATATAATAATATAGGATTATGGCAACAATGAGGCATGAACCATGGTGCGACAATCTTGACCAAGTCAAGAAGCAGATTGTCACTGCGACAATTTGCCCAGAGTCAAGAAGCAGATTGTCACTGCGACAAAATGTCGCAGCGCCATGCGACACTGTGTCATCTTCAAAAACACATGTGTTGATGATAGTATACAGAAAACAACAAAGGAGTAAAAATGGCAAAAGCAATAATGCAAAAGTGGCAGCGAGATTGGTTTAAAAAAGAATTAGACCGTCAGTATGATCCATTAATTGACGCCGCCGAATTGAAACTAAAATCGATCGAGGCGGATGCAGTTGAGATAGCAGAAAAAAATCTAGCAGATGAGATTGGAGCAACACCAATAATTCAAGAGTTGCAGGAAGCTATCGAAACTGTAAAAAGTAAAATGAGTAAGGCAGCAAGGTTCTTTAGAACATCTAAGGTAGCCAAAAAATCTAGTGTCAATTATAAGTTTGAAGAAAAAGATTTTGATATTAGCGGCTATCATTCAAATAAAATAACCCCCGAGGATTGTTGGGAGCAGGTTCGAGATTGGGCCACCGCAGCAGCAAGGGCCCAGATTGCAAAAACACCCGAGGGCGCATTGCTTGAAACAATAAGAGCTAACAAACGAGCTTCCGAAAAAGCAATTATGGAAGCAGGAAGCCCAGACAATCTAGTCGCAAAACTAGATCAAAACCTGTCTAAGAATGGTTTGAGCTGGCACCAGGAAGTCAAGGCGCTGCCTAGTTCAACAATGAATTAGACTGCGACAATCTGCACACTGGCGCTAACTCCGCCAGTGTGATAGTATAGAAAACGAAAGCGAGGTTAATTATGATACCAGAAGGATGGAGGAAAAAGAATTGGGAAGACTTTAAAAAACAAAACCCAAAAGATTATTTAAAGAAATTACATTCAGGTAATATTAATTATGACAATACCGCCAAACTTTTAGGCGTTCCATTGAGAGGCAATGAAACATTTACTGAACTATTACAAATCGAGAGGAATAAAATGGCACAACAGAACGAAGAGCACTTTGAAACAATTGATAAGAATAAAGCTAAATCATACGAAGATCAAAAACAAATGAGACAGGAATTAATCGAATGGGTTAAGACATGCGATAAACTTCACATGGGTGAACTATACTCGGAGATGAGAAGGATGAAGCGGAGCTGGAATGATTAAATAATTTACTAGACAATAGCCTCGTCAAGTAGACAAAATGCCCTGCGACAAAATGTCGCAGGGCAACCTTGCGGAACCGTACCGGAACCGTATCGGTAGAGGTACCAAGCGCCAGGCAAAATTTGAATTTTTTTAATTTTTAGTTTAAGGTGTGACAAACAGGAATCCTAATACATACGTATTTATACAAAGGTTTGGATAAACATAGCCATAAAATACTTTAAGGTTCCAAAAACATAACTGAAAAAATTTTGCAAAATTTTTTTTCGAATGCACTATGGATATAGATAAACTAAAGAAATTTGAAAAACTCCCACCTGATGTCAAAAGACAATTGGGCCTATATATGGCTAAGTGGAAAGATAAGAAAAAACAAGCTGATATTAAAGATGACTTCATGGCTTTTGTTAAACATGTTTGGCCTGATTTTATTGAAGGTAAACATCACCAACAAGTTGCTAAAAAATTTAATGATATTGCAAATGGAAAAGTAAAGCGTGTTATTATAAACATGGCTCCTAGACATACTAAGTCTGAGTTTGCATCTTATCTATTACCTGCCTGGATGGTTGGTCGTAATCCTAAACTAAAAATTATTCAATCTACTAACACAACTGAATTATCTGTAAGATTTGGTCGTAAGGCTAAACAACTTATGGATTCACCTGAGTACAAAGAAGTCTTTCAA